TTACCAACGTCGAAGATTACGGTAAATACGACCCTGAAAAGGGTAGTTTTTCAGGATTAAAAGCGACTGCGGCAGGTGCGGGTCGGATGATCCCAGAAACAGTTGGCGGCGGATTAGGCTTCAAAGCGGGGCTTGCTGCTGCAACGCCTGTGGCTGCCATGATCCCTCCAATTGGATTACCCGGATTAGCCGCAAAAGGTATTGTCTATGGTATCGGCGGTATTGGCGGTGCTATTTTGGGCGCTTTTGGTGCGGGTAAAGCAGAAGACGCCGTGCTTGGAGAAGCTGCTCCAGTCGTCCCTTCTTTAGAACCCGCTTACCGTGGTGGTGAGACGGGCATGTTTGCCTTGTCTATGTTGGCCTCTCCTTGGAAGCTCGCGCCTAGTGTCCCTAAAGCTAAAACGGGCGCTATTGAGTTTCTTGAAAACTTCAAACAAATTTCTAATGGTAAGTTTACAGATGTAGCCGATGAGGCTTTTCAGCTTGCCGCAAAAAACGCTGGGTTAAGCGAAAACGCTGCTGCAAAGTTATTTGAACGCGCCACACGGGCCAGAGCCGCTGCTTCTGAAAGTGGCAAAATGTTTGGTGGTGGCCTCGGTGTTAATATAGGAATAACACGTTTTAACCCTGCCGGTTACATTTTTGACCCACGTAAAGGTCCCGTTGGGACTAGGCTCGTTGGTGGTATCGAAGGCGGTATCGACAAGTCTATGAAGTTTGCCCGTGAAAATCCGGGCAAGTTTTTAGGTGCAGAAGGTCTAGTCGGGGTTGGTTCTGGTACGGGGGCTTATATAGCACAAGATATAGCGCCCTACGACGACAGTACCCGTGTAGGTTACGAGTTGGCAGGATCGTTAGTTGTACCTATTCCCGCACAAATTATTTTAGATTCGGGTCCGGATGCGGCCAAAGGTTTATTCCGAACATTAAAAACGTGGTATGGCAATGCCTCAGATGAGTCTAAAGACGGCCTGCTTACAGAATCTCTTAAAAGAGATAGTGCTAGTCGTATTTTACAAGCTTTGGAAAAGTCAGAAGAGTTTGCAAATAAGGTAAGTAAAGAAACAGGCCAGCTTGAAATGACTGCTGATGAAAAACTTACGTTTTTCATTCAAGAGCTTGGAAAAGCCGCAAGTGAGCCGCGTAAAGGCCCTGACGGTGAAGACATACAACTTACCGCGGCTAGTCTGGCAAAAGCAGCCGGTCTGGATTTTTCTCCAACGTTGCAAACTATTGAGAGAGAACTAGCTAAATCAAGCGATGATCTTAAAGTAGCTACCGGTCGAGGAAGAGAAGAATTACAGGCTGGTGCGGTACATACTATTCGAGCTTTAACCGCCACTGGAGACCCCTTGGCCTTGGCTTACGCAGCGCGTATCCAACAAGGGCTATATGAACAAAATATTATGGATGGCATAGACGCCTCTGTAACAAAATTGATGGAATCTGCATCAAAAGTTGTAGGACGAGATGTAGATGGAGGTTCCAATAGAGTAGATTTGTCTGAAAAACTGTACAACGTACTTAAAAATCAGATTGATCTATCTAAAGTGAGAGAAAGACGCCTTTGGAATGAGGTGGGCAGCTACCCGCTTACACAATTTTACGCTAAAAACGGGCGTGAAATACAACAGCCAAACGTTCTGCAATTGCTAGACCGTCCGTCACGTGAGAATGGTCTCAATTTTGCATCTGAGGGTGCGAAAAAAGACCTCGAAAGCACTTTGGGTGGTTATCAGGCAGACATTGATGCCCTCCGGGATTACTTTCAAAACGGTACTGGACGAAACCCCGCTACCGCACAAAAGTTTTATGAAATGCGTTCGGGCCTGCAAGACAAAGCTTCAGAGCTAAGAAGAGCGGGGCGCACAGTAGCCGCTGGAAGATTAGATAAAATTAACGACGCTTTGTTGCGCGATTTGACCGGACAAAAAGACGGGACTTCCGCAAACTATAACGCTGCCCGCGCCTATACTTTTGCTAGAAAGAATGTGTATGCACGTAGTTTCCTTAGTGATTTGACTGCAACCGACAAAAATAGAGGTCTAGTTTTAGACCCACAAAACTTGCTAGATGCCGCTTTCCGCGGAGGCAATCTAAGTACCGCTAAAAGATTTGACCAAATCAAAGCGGCAGGTCGTTTCCTTGTAGATGAAGGCGGTATTGATGAAATAGAAGCCCAGATAATGGACGCTGATTCATTGATGAGCGCGGCTTTACGTGATTCGCTGGGAAAGGTCATGGACAGCAAGCGCATACCCAATCCAGCAAACCCCAATGAAATGATTGAAACGTTTGTAGTTAATCAAACTAAATTAGATACGTGGAAAGGCCAGCCCGGCACAAAGGAACTTTTTGCCTTACTGCCTGATTTAGAGGTTGATTTGGCAGACGCGGTTAGCGCACAAAGAGCGTTTGATAACATGTTGACGGATGTGTCAAACACGATGAACCCTTCACGGGCCAAACAACTAGGCTTTAATGAAGAGCAAATCAACAACTTATACAAAACAAAAGCGTTTCAAAGCGTTTTAGAGTTTGAAGACCCCGGTAAAGCCGTGGCACAAGCTCTGTCTTCTCAACGTCCGGGGCTGGCGCTTAATTCTCTTTATCGCATGGTTGATGAAGCTAATTATGCAAATAGTGAGTTCACTCGTGAACAAGCAATGGCGGGTTTAAAAGCAGCTATTTATAACAACGCTTTAACTAAAGCTAACAACACCGCCGGTTTACCCAACGGTGATGCGCTGCAAAAAGCTTTGTTTACCGACTTACCGGGACTTGGACAAAACGCTAAGTTTTCAATGAAAGACTTTATGATAAATAAAGGTCTAGCTGACGAAGCAGAAATGGAGTTAGTACAAAAAGCCATCAAGACGTTGCGTGGCGTGGAAGAGGCTTTTGCTACCAACAATTTTGAAAATGTCCTGTTTAAAAACCCTAGCATGGCCAAGCTGTTCTATGTTCGTATCGGTGGTGCTACTTTTGGTGCAGCCGCGCAGAATCAACTGAAAAAGTTTCTTGGTATGCCGCAAATGAGCGGGGGTCTTATCGCGGAACAAACCGGTTCTGATCTGGTACAGCGTGTGTTGCTTCGCGGACCAGAGACGCAGCGAATTAAGGTTATGACGGAAATGTTCCAAAACCCAAAACTGCTTGCTGCGATGATGAAAGATATCAACGATAAGAAACAAGCCGACGCTGCTATGTCTGCTCTCGAAAAAGTATTTGAGCCACTTGCTAGACAGACGGGTAGACGACTACCGATTGGTGTACGACCGGTTGTTGAAGAGATGGAGGAATACACGCCTCCAGAACCAGAGCGTCGTCCAATGAATCTTCCACAGAATTTACCTCCTGCTAATCAGCAGGGGTCACTGAATCCGCCTGCTTTGAATATTCCCACTCAGAGTGCGGATGCTGCGCCTATGCCTAATCAATTTGCTTCTGCGGCTACACAGCCATCTCCCCCTTCAGGACCAGTTGACCGGGCTAGGTTTGCAGCCTTATTCCCCGAAGACCGAGAATTACTTGGTATCGGAAGCTTGATGGGGCAAGGCTAATGAGTATTTTTGCAGAGTTCGGAGGCAGATCGTCGTATTACACGGCTAATGAGATCGACCGCCTACAGAACCCTGAGAAGTACGATTACGATCAGGCCGGGTATGACGCTTTTGCCGCGGCAGCAGCAAAGAAAGCTGATGCAAGACAAGCGGCACTAGAAGCATCGCAGGATGCTATTCCGTATTCCTACGTGGGCCGCGGAACAGGGGCCACAAACCCGGCATTTAGTTTTGCCGGTTACAGCGGTCACACCAGTGGCGGCACGTCTGGACTTTCTGGGTTTGGCGGGCTTGGTGGTTTGTTTGGTGGTGGCTCAACAACAGAAACACAAGGTAGTTCGGACGGTGGTGGTGGAACACCTCCCGGTGGCGGTGGCGGCGGTCCACGCGACGGAGGACCTGTACAACATAGAGCGGAGGGTGGAGTGATGTATCCAGTACAACACATGCAAAAAGGCGGTACGGTGTATTCCACAATGCCTATTAAACAAGCCCCTATGCAACAAATGCCTATACAGAGGCCTATAGAGACGCCTTTTGCGGACCCAATGAAACAACAAATGGGCAATGTCAAAGCGTTGCCGATGCCAATGCAGCAACAAATAAAATTAAGTAGCCCTATTCCTGCTCCCGATATGGGTACAGGTATCGTGGGTCCGCGTATTGACCAACAAATACAGTTAGGCAGCCCTATTCCTGCTCCCGATATGGGTACAGGTGTCGTGGGTCCTCGTGGACCTAGCATGTCACCCGGTATTGGTGGTGCATTCGAGGCACAATTTGAACCCTTTCAAAACCAGCAATCACTTGGAAACATTTCTCCGCCTATGGACAGCGGTGGACCCCTAACCAGTTATCAACGTTATTTAATGGAGACTTACGCAGCACCTGCGCTAAACACCGCGGACCAAATGGTACGTGAAGATGTAAATTATTTTGTAGATTTAGTTAATCAAGCCGAACAAGCGCACTTCGGCCAGTCAATGGCACAACCTAACCAGCAAGGTATCGGTTCGTTGCCCATGGCGTATTAGGTTTAATTCAATGTTATGGCAACAGTATCAGAAGACACAAATTTAACGATACCCCTCAAGAACATCTTGGGCATGATAGCGTTTACCGCTGTTGCTACCATGGCATACTTCACCATCGAATCACGGCTCACGGCACTTGAACACAACGTCGAGATGACCGACCTTGAGATAAAATCTAACTCTGAGTTTAGAATTTTATGGCCCAGAGGTCAGCTTGGTGCGCTCCCGGCAGACGCAAGGCAGGATATGTTGCTAGAAGGTTTAGAACGTGATGTGTCAGAACTGCGTGAAATCCAAGACAGGGTTCACGAATTAACAATCCGTATTGGAACGTTAGAGGCTCTTTACGCACAGGAAAAAGAAGAAGCGAAAGACTAGCGCAGCCACGCTTGTACTTCTTCGCCCAACACCTTACCCGCTATATCTATCTTGTTGCGTAAAGCTTCAAGTATGTTTTCATCTATGGTGCCCGGTGACACTAGGTCAATGTATGTGACCTTGTTATCTTGACCAATCCGATGCGCACGATCCTCCGACTGCAACCGTATTTCAAGATCATAGCTATTACTGTAGTACACCACCGTGTTTGCTGCGGTCAGCGTAATACCGTAGCCCCCCGTTCTAGGTTGCCCTACAAAGAAACGTAGTGGGTGGTCTTTCTGTTGAAAGTTTTCCACAATCTGCTGGCGCTCATCTTGCGGCGTAGCACCGTAATAGGTTGCGACCGATTCGGGCCCGAACCGGTCGCGCAGGGCATCAGCTACCTGTTGGATGTCGTGTGTATACGTCGCCCAAATGATTGCCTTACCCTGAAGCTCATCAGTAACGTCGAGTAATTCATTCAAACGGTTGCTTTTGACCGTCTGTATCTCGCCGTCATCTGGCTGCAAATGTCCGCAGCATATCTGTTGTAGTCGCATGATCTGTGTCAGCACACTTGCAGTCGTAGCTAATTCGCCACTTTCAAGTTTGGCTAACGCCAGCTTCTTCATCTGCATGTAAAGCTTGACTTGTTCTGGAGTGAGGGCGACTTCCCTGCGTGTGTAGACTTTGACTGGAAGATCAAGGCAATCGACCTTTAGAACGCGACTACTAAACCGATCTAACTTTTCAGAAAGTTCGTCTAAGCGTCGATAGCCTACAATCTGTTGGAAGCTGCGGTGACCCATTTGGCGTTTCTGCACATTGGCGTACCGCGCTTGGAAAGCATAGTAGCTGTTAAAGCCTAATGCCTTTTCGGCAAGGAAGTTACATTGACTGAACAGGTCCATAGGGCTCTTGGTAATAGGGGAGCCGGTCAATATCCGGCGGTATTTAGCCCGTTCCTGCAAAGCGATGATGTTCTTCGTCCTCGCAGCCTTCCTATTCTTTATTGTAGTTGATTCGTCAACAATCACAATGTTATCCGGATTCTGGTACAAAAAGGCGATAGCCGCTTCTGTTCCACGTTGTGACGAAAAAGCTTCGATGTTCATTACGAACACCTTTAACAGTGGATCACGGTTAACGATAAAATCTTTCAGGTCATTTTCGTAACGCTGTGTCTTTGTCGGCACCCACCGCATGATCTGACGTGGGATACGCTTTGGTAAATGGATAGGAACCTCGCCCTTGACCCAGTTGTCATAGACACCTTTAGGTGCAACGATCAGCGCGGCTTTGATCTTACCTGCCTCGTACAATGCACCCATTGTATCTATCGCAACTTTCGATTTTCCCGTGCCCATTTCCATAAGCAGCGCAAAGTATTCCGCGGCCCACGACTCTTCAAAAGCAGTGCGTTGATGGTCGTATGGTTGGGTCTCGTATTCGTATCCGGTCATTGTTGCCCCTATTTTTTAAAATCGCTTGACTTTAAAATTGTATAAGATATTATCTTAAATTGTCAAGGCCCAAACGGTGCCTTTAACCACGAAAGGAGAAACACGATGAGTGATGACCTAGCAAGACTGATGGAGCAGGACTTCGAACAAACTGCTGCTACATCTGTTGAGAAAATTGACCAGCAAGGGCTTACTTCGGTAGCCGCGTTGGCCAGAACAATCCGTGACAAGGAAGCTAGAATCTCTGATCTTGAGCAAACGCTCAAGGAAGAGAAGAAGGCTTTAATCAAACTCACGGATGAAGAAATGCCTTCGATGCTTGCAGAGATTGGTATGTCTTCATTTGCACTAGATGACGGTTCAACCGTCGAGGTTAAACAAACCTATGGTGCGTCCATTCTAGTTGATAAACGTCCCGAAGCTTACGAGTGGCTACGTGATAACGGATACGATGACATTATTAAAAATACTGTCGCGTGTCAGTTTGGCCGTGGTGAGGACGATCAAGCTAGTGCCTTTGCTGCTTTCGCGCAACAGCAAGGTTATGACCCTAACCAAAAGACTGAGGTTCACCCTCAAACGCTACGTGCGTTCGTTAAAGAACGTTGTGAAGCAGGAGAGGATTTCCCAATGGAATTGTTTGGGGCATGGGTAGGTCAACGCGCAGTTATTAAGCGAGGAAAAAAGTAATGACGAAGAAAAACGAAGTAGCCCAAGCGGCTAAAAACGAAGTGGCAGTGTTTGACATTGCTATGATGGAGCAGGATGCCGGAGCAGGCATGGACAACATGGGTACTGAAGACTTAGCTCTTCCGTTCCTGAAGGTCTTGTCTGGTAACGATCCTGTATTGGACGACGATACTGTCGATGCTCGTAAGGGCGATATATACAACACCGTAACTGGGTTGGCTTACAAAGGTAAGGAAGGGGTGCGTGTCGTACCTTGCGCTTATCAGCGTAGGTTTATTCAGTGGGCTCCGCGTGGCAGCGGAAGCGGTGCGCCCATGGCAATTTACGAGCCGGGACAGGAGCGGCCAAAAACAGAGCGTTCACCTGATGACAACAAAGAATACGTTGTTGATGGTGATGGGTCTTACATCGAAGAGACTCACCAACACTTTGTACTCCTACTCAACGATGATGGGTCACACGAGACCGCCCTCATCGCAATGAAGTCCACCCAGCTTAAAAAGAGCAGAAAGTGGAACAGCATGATGGCGTCTCGATCAATGCAAGGCAAAAACGGGCCGTTTACCCCGCCCCGTTACAGCCACATCTACCACTTAAAGACCATTGCCGAAGAGAACTCAAAAGGTTCGTGGCACGGTTGGGAGATGTCCTGTGAAGGTGTCATTGATGATGGCGCTCTGTATGTCCGTGCGAAGGGCTTTGCAGAGAGCATTACCGCAGGCGATGTTGTGGTGAAACATACGGATGACGAAAACGCGGAGAACTCAGCACCGTTTTAATAGTCATGCGGCGGGGCCTCGTGCCCCGCCGATTTTTTCCGTATGGGGGCACACATGTCAGTAGATAAATTTATGGCCATATTTGATGGCCTGAAGGAAGCCCATGGCTACTTCAAGATAGAAAAGACCGCGGCCAATGGGAAAGCCCAAGGTAAGGCGGGAGTAACGCGTGAACCTCAAACGAAAAAGCTTTGGGAGAATCACCTGTCCGGTAAGGGCAATGGATTGGGTATCATCCCGATCAACGAAGACAACATGTGTAAGTGGGGTTGTATTGACGTGGACCAGTATCCACTCGACCACAAGAACCTTGTTGAGAAGATAAGAAAGTTAAAGTTACCTTTAGTAGTGTGCCGCAGTAAGTCTGGCGGTGCGCACTGTTTCCTGTTCGCAAAAGAATGGGTTGAAGCAAAAGACATGCAGAAGTCTCTGCAACACATGTCCGCGGCCCTTGGTTATGGCGAGAGCGAGATATTTCCAAAACAGATTAAGTTGCACCTAGACCGTGGTGACGTTGGAAACTTTCTCAACCTGCCGTACTACGACCATGAGAATGGCCTGCGTTACGCATTCCTAGATGACGGCACGTCAGCCGACTTAGATGAGTTTATTGAGCTACACGGAAAGTATGCTCAAACCCCAGAAGAAGTTGTTAAGCTACAGGTAGTAGATACAGGCGAGAAGGACCTGCTGAAAGACGGTCCACCTTGTTTGCAGATACTTTGTAAGCAGCGGATTAGTGAAGGAGGCAGAAACAATGGCCTATTCAATATCGGGGTTTACCTACGCAAGGCGTATCCGGACAGCTATGAGTCGGAAATACTGCGGTACAACATGGAGTACCTGTCTCCGCCATTGCCACTGTCGGAGGTCAACATAGTTGCCAAGCAGCTAGACCGCAAAGACTACGCATACAAATGCTCTGACGCTCCGATCAACGCACACTGCAACAAAGAGCTATGCCGTACCCGTAAATTCGGCATAGGAGCCGCTGTAGCGGGCGCTACGATAGCAAACCTCCGGAAGTATAACTCTACCCCACCTGTGTGGTTTATGGACGTTAATGGCGAACCACTGGAGCTAGACACGGAAGCCCTGATGAGCCAACCGATGTTCCAGAAAGCCTGCATGGAGCAGCTTAATCACATGCCACGGTCCGTAGCCAAGCAGCAGTGGGAAAGCAGAATCAGTACGCTTATGTCTGAGATGCGCGATAACGAAAGCGCCATCATGGAAGTAGCGCAGGATGCCAGTATCAGCGGTCAGTTTTACGATTACCTTGAAGAGTTTTGCAGCCACCTACAGCAGGCGCAGGATAAAGAAGAAATCTTGCTACGCCGCCCATGGACCGATGAGGAGGAAGAGGTTACTTACTTCCGTCTCAAAGACTTTGAAAGCTATCTCAAGAAGAATAAGTTTTTCGAATATAAGTCTCACAAGATTGCGCAGCGTCTACGTGATATCAATGGCGACAGTATGGTTCTCAAGATTAAAGGACGATCTGTACGAGTATGGAAGATACCGTCATTTGAAAGCGCCGACGTTGATATTAAATCACCCGCATTTGGCAACCAAGAGGAGGCACCGTTTTGAGCAGTCCGTCGAAGAAAGACCGTGATACAGAAATCGTTCGGTTAATCGACAAAGAACGAATGACCATGACCGCAGTAGCAAAGCTATTCGGTATCTCAAAACAACGGGTGCAACAAATATACCGAAGGGAAAAGAATGTTTAGAATCTTTGGACCGCCGGGTACAGGTAAGACTACTACCTTGCTCAACATGGTAGACAAAGCGTTAGAAGAAGGGACACCTCCTGACCGTATCGCTTTCTTAGCCTTTACCCGAAAAGCGGCAAATGAGGCAAAAGAGCGGGCAGCCGCTCGTTTTAACCTTGACCCCAAGCAAGACTTGATCTTTTTCCGGACGCTACACAGTCTGGCATTAACCATGTCGGACATACGACCAGAGCAGGTCATGCAGGAAGAGAACTATCGTGAGCTTAGTCGCACCATTGGTGTAGAACTGGGCGGCCAGAAGAACACGTCGATAGATGATGACGTGCCTAGTATGGTGGCAAGCAGCGATCCGATACTGGGTCTGATTAACTTAGCCCGCCTGCGCAAGGTAAACCTGCGCGATCAATACAACATTAGCGACATAGAGCAGGACTGGAACACAGTTAACTTTGTGGATAAGTGCTTGCGTGAATACAAAGAAAGCATGGGCTTGTATGACTTTACCGACATGCTGGAACACTTTGCGAAAGGTGACGAAAGGTTTTGCCCGGAGTTTGATCTATGCTTTTTAGATGAGGCACAAGACCTATCCCCACTACAATGGGACATAGCCCACCTGCTAGACCGTCGATCCAAGAAGATGTACTGCGCGGGTGATGATGACCAAGCCATTTACCGATGGGCGGGTGCGGACGTAGACCACTTCATTAACTTGCCCGGCGGCTCAGAAATACTGTCGCAGTCTTACCGAATACCCAGACGTGTGCATGATGTGGCGGAGAATGTCGTGCGTCGCATCGCCAGAAGGTTTCCGAAAGATTATAAGCCCCGCGAAGAACCCGGCAATGTGACGCGCATTACCACTATCAATTCCCTCGACATGGCACAAGGCGATTGGTTGATTTTATCGCAGGCTGGATACCAATTAACGCCCGTGGCTAATGACCTGAAGTCAAACGGCTACCTGTTCAACTACCGCGGCAGACGGTCCATCAGCGAAAAGATAAGCGAGGCAGTCAACGGTTGGGAGCAATTGCGTAAAGGAAAAGAAATATCCGGACAAGTTGCCCGTATAATATATAGCTACATGGCAATTGGTGAACGCTTAACCCGTGGCTTTAAAAAGCTGCCGGGAGTTGATGACAACGATCTAGTAACGTTTGACGTTCTAACCGAACACCATGGTCTCAAAGCAACGAAGGATATGATCTGGTCCGTTGCAATGGATAAGCTACCCGACACCGACCGTGCGTATGTCACGGCTCTACTACGTCGGGGCGAGAAGTTTAATGGCATTCCCCGTATCACAGCGTCCACGATCCACGGATCAAAGGGCGGTGAAGCAGATAACGTCGTGTTATTCACGGACCTCAGTCCAGCAGCCGATGACCAATTTCAAAAAAGCCCCGATGACACACACCGTGTTTTCTATGTTGGCGTAACTCGTGCTAAAAAGAACTTATACATTGTAGACGCAGAAGACGTATCAAGGAGTTACGACCTATGAGCAAGATAACTTTTAAAAAATATATGGAGATGATGCACGAGGCCGAAGAGAAACACGGTGCCATCTACGAAAACGAAATCTCTGAAAGAGATTGGAATAATCCTCTCATTAAAGATGAGGATATGCCCGGTCTTACCTTAACGTGGGACACGGAACTGCACGAATGGTGCGTGTTCGGTCCCCTCAACCAGACGGTACATTGAATGAAACGAGAAGATTTACTCCACGCGGCGGAGAAACTAATCAACGGCCCGCGGGCCCAAGACTATGGAGACGCCTTGTTTAATCATCAGCGCATTGCTGCTGGTTGGAATGTCATTGTTACAGGCGCAATGACAACTCATGGAGAACTGACGCCTGCGCACGTCGCCTTGATGATGGACTGGGTTAAGACCAGCAGATTGGTGGAAAGCATCGACCACGCAGACTCTTGGGTGGATAAAGCAGGGTACACGGCTCTCGGAGCAGAGTTTGTACACAAAACCAAATCATTGGGGACCAGTAATGGCAAAACTACAAATGAGCATGTTCGCACCAAAAAGTGAGTGGATACCACCGCTGGAACTACCGGACATCACGTCAGCAAAAAAGATAGCCATCGACGTAGAAACACGCGACCCGAACCTTAAATCAAGTGGCCCCGGCTGGCCTACCGGTGACGGTGAGGTGGTGGGTTACGCAGTAGCCGTAGACGATTGGTCTGGCTACATTCCAATCCGACACTTCGGCGGCGGCAACCTTGATGAGAAGGTGGTCAACCGCTGGCTTAAAAAAGTATTCGAGTGTCCTGCCGATAAGATCATGCACAACGCACAGTATGACTTGGGCTGGATAAAACAGATGGGCTTTCAAGTGAATGGCCGCATCATAGACACCATGGTCATCGCATCGCTGCTGGACGAAAACCGTTTCAGCTACAGCTTGAATGCGCTGGCCTACGACCACTTGGGAAAAGTTAAGTCTGAGAAAGGTTTAGTGGAGGCGGCGCGGGAGTTCGGAGTCGATCCGAAAGCAGAGATGTGGAAGATGCCCGCCATGTACGTTGGACCGTATGCGGAGGGTGACGCTGAACTGACCCTCGAACTCTGGAATTACTTCTCCGTTCAACTTGGCAAAGAGGGCTTGTGGCCTATCGCTAACCTCGAACTTGACCTCCTCCCATGTCTTGTTGACATGACGATGCGAGGCGTCCGGGTCGATACGGATAAAGTCGAGCGAACTAGGGATAGTCTGCTCAAGCGAGAACGGGAAGTCTTGAAGGAGATCAAGCGCATCAGTGGCAGTAATGTTGAAATCTGGGCTGCACAGTCTCTCGCTAAAGCGTTCGATAAAGTCGGCGTCCACTATCCACGCACTGAAAAGGGCGCACCGTCGTTCACTAAACTCTTCCTCCAAGAGCATGAGC